AGGCTCGGCCGCCAGTCCGGCCCGATCCACCACCAGGGTTCGCCGATCTGAAACTGCGGCGGCAAGCCGGCATCGACCGCCTGTGCCACAAAGGCCACCGCCACCCGCTGCAGCCACAGCATCGCCTCGACCGACGCCGGGGACAGCAACGACGACGGCGGCACATAGCCGGTGGCTCCGCGGCTGCCATCGCTGCGCAGCTGCGCCCAGCTTTCCTGGCAATTCTGCTCCAGCAGTTCGAACGACAACGACAGGATCGGCTCGAACGCCAGCGCCCTGGCGTGCGCCAGGAAATCCGCGTGCCAGGCCAGTGCCGGGGCACAGACCGGCACATCGGGATCGGCGAGATACGCCCCGGCAGTCGCGTCCCAGCGCAACTGCGGAAAATGGCTCATGCCGACATAGTGGACCAGCGCCCCTCGATAGCCGAGCGCATACATCGCCTCGACCAGCCGTTCCGGTGTCTGGTTGTAGCTGTCGTCATAGCCGCCCGCGATGCGCAGCCCGTGCGGCGGGATGAAGCCATCGCCGGCCTTGAGCATCGAGCCCGGCCCGTCGCAGCGCATTTCGGTCAAGCGCACCCGCGCATCGATACCGCTGGCCAGCGGCCCACCCGCTGCGTCGAAGCCCGGCGGCACCAGCGAAATGAACATCCGGTCGATATCCGCCGCCCACACCGGGTCGGCTTCGGACGGCAGCATGAAACCGCCATCCAGCCGGTCGAAATCGAGCGTGACCCTGGCATCCGTGCCGGTGCCTTCGGCGTAATTCCACAGCCGCACATACCAGCTGCGCGCGGCGCCATCGGCATCACGGCCCTCGATGGTCAGTACCGGGCCGTTGATAGCATCAAGCGGCAGCACGCCGGCATCCGACTGCCAGCGAAAGCAGAGCTGGGTGCCGCGATAGTCGCGCGCCGTTTCCAGCGCCAGCAACGGATGGCTCCAGCGGTCAGCCGATTCCCAGATCAGCCCGGCAAGGTCGCTCTTGCTCAGGTACGCCAGGTCGATGGTCACGCCATCATGGCCGGCGGTCGTCACCGCGCCCATCATCGGGCGTGGAAAATCGATGGTCCAATAACGCGGGTCAAAGCGCTTGACCCAGCGGGTCCGCCCGCTCAGCGGCTCGGCAAGCCAGTATTTCATCATGCGTCGGCCCTCGCCAGCGCCCGGACGACGGCGCGCGCCACCTGGGCACCCGTCTGTTGCATCACCGCCGGCGAACTCTCGCGACCGGCCGCCACATTGACGGTGACATTGACCGGGCCGCGCCCCGCCGCCCCCGGCACTTCGATGCGCCCCTGCCCCGTCGGCACGAACAGCTCCGGCCCGCGCTCACCCACCACATAGGGCTTGCCACCGGTTACCGGCCCACCGATGGCGCGGCCCGGTACGCCGCCGATCAGGCCGGCGATGCTGCCAATGAGCCCCCCGCCCCCGAACAACGACCCCAGATCGGTGCGCAGCGCACTTGTCGCGATATCCGACAGCGCCGTCAGCGCGACGCGGCGCAGGTCCTCGAACCCGAACTTGCCACTCACCGCCGCCCGCGCCAGCGCCCGCTCGATGCTGCCGCCGGCGCGCTCGGCGCCAGCCGCCAGCGGGCCGTCAAGCTCGCGGCGCATCTCGCTGACGCCGGCCATGAAGCCGCTGGTATCGGCACGCACGCGCACCACCAGCGTATCGAGATCGGTTTCATCACCGGTCATCGGGGCATCCTTCCATCAAGCGGGCCAGGACATCGGCGGTCACCGGCGCCTCATCGCCCGCGTCATCCAGACCCAGCGCGGTGCGCAGATCGGCCGGGGTGGCGGCCCAGAAGTCATCGGGGAGCCAGCCCAACGTCACCGCCGCCACTCGCGCCGCCCGCCGGGCGGCAGCTTCGAACCTCATCGCCCGGCCAGCACCTGGCCGAGCAGCACGCGCAGCGCTGGCGTCACCCCGGCGAGCCCGCCGGCGACCAGCAGTTCCGAAAAATTCTCGCGTGTCAGCCCGGCCGGCGCACCATCGAGGCAATGCCAGAACAGCCCCGCCATCTCGCTGAGTTTCAGCTTGCCGGCAGCCGCGCGTTCGACCAGCGCGAACAACGGCCCCAGTTCGGCCTCTGCCGCCACCAGCGCCGCAAAGCTCGGCCGCAGCAGCAGCGTCTGGCCGCCGACATTCAGCCCTGCCTCGCCGCGCGCCGCGTTGGCGCCGCTCATGCCGCCACCACGGCGCCGGAGCTTTCCAGCGCCAGCGTGTAGGTGCGCTCGCCATTGAAATCGCCGGCATAATCCAGCCGGGTGATGAGGAAGCGCCCGGTGATCGTCTCGCCGCTTTCAAAGCTGACCTGGTAGTCATCGACGGCGCCCGACAGCGCGTTGGTCTTGATGCGCGTTTCGGCCACCGATCCGGTGAAGACGCCGGAGCCGCTGAGCGACACCGAGCGCACCCCGGCGCCCGACAGCAGCTCGCGCCAGCCGCCCGAGCCCTGGTTGGTCACCACCACGGTTTCGGCGTTGACGCTCATCTGGGTGGTGCGCAGCCCGGCGACCGTGGTGAACGCCAGCGGCACGGCGCCATTGCCCACCTTCAACAGGAAGGCGCTGCCCTTTTCGATCGGCATGATGGTCCCTTTCGGTTAAATCGATCCCGTCAGCCGGCGAGGCTGCGGATCCGGAATTCGGCGATGCCCTGGCTCCAGCCGTCCGGGTCGGTCAGCACCAGGCTGCGCAGCAACCGAACCGACACGATGCTGTGTCCGTCGGCGGTGCCGGACAGGCCCGCCAGCGCATCCTCGACCGCGCCGATCAACCGCTTGGCGCCGGCGCTGCCCGGCCCCTGGTCCCAGGCGTTGACCGACAGCCGGTGTTCATGGCCACTTTCGGTCTTGGTGCTCCAGTCGGTGACGACATCGGCCCCCACCACCAGGTATGGCGCAACGGCCTCGGGGGACGGCCCGTCGTAAACGCCGCTGATCCCCGGAATGCCCGAAAGCGCCGCCACCAGCAGCTTTTGCACGGCAAGGCTGGCGCTCATGTCCGGTCTCCCCGCGCCAGCGTTGCCAGCAGACCGGCAAAGCGCGGGTCAGAGGCGCGCTTGCGCCCGCCAAAGGCCCGCACCAGCAAGCCGGCGCCGCGCAAGCGGACATCGCCATCGTGGCCAATGGCGACATCGATATCGCTGTCGGCAAATGTCTCCGCCGCATGCTGCACCAGCGTTCCGGCGGCGCGCTGCCGCGCCGTTTCGGCAGCCACCGCGGCAACGGCCGTCAGGCGCGACCCCAGGCTCTCGCGCATCATGGCACTTGCTCCTCGCAGACCAATGTCTGCCGTTCGGGATGCCGCGGGTCGGTGTCGACCGACAGGACCCGCAGCACGCGCCCCTGCCAGATCAGCCGCGACAGCAGGTCGAGCGCCGGCGGCGCCCTGAGGCCGACGCGCCAGCGCCGGCCAGAGCGCCGCGCCTCACCCACCACCGGCACCCCCCGCGCATCGGCCACAACGGCCGCCGCCGCAGCCCCCCGGCCCTGCCAGTAACCAGCCTCGGCACCATAGGCATCGCGCCCCGGCACCCACGCCTCGATAGCGACACGCTCGCTCAACGTGCCGGCAAATTCCTCCACCATGCGCGTCCTCCTAACCGAGCCGCATGCGGCGCCACGGCCGCCACAGCGCCGCCACCGCAGCAGGTGGCGGGCCAGCATCGGCGGCATCACGGTGGCTGAACAGATGCGCGACCAGCCGGATGATGCCCTGCCGCAACGGCTCGGGCACGCCATTCCAGTCGGCCGCCAGGCCAGCCCGGAAGCCGACGACGACGCTCGACCCCGCATCGCGAGACCGCGCTGACACCCAGCCGGTCCCGGCGGCATCGATGTCGATCTCATGTCCCGACGCCGGCAGGGTGCCAAGCGCGTCCCGCACCCCGGTGATGGCCGTGACCGGCAGCACCGGCAGTCGCTGCCACTGGCCATCGGCCGCGATGCGCAGCTCGCCATCCCGCACGATCAGCCACTGGCCGGTAAACGCCTCGCACAAGGCCAGGGCGGTGCGGATGAACCCGGCAAGCACCGCATCCTCGTCATCATGCGTCAACCGCAAATAGGCCTTGCACTCAGCGAGGCTGACCGGCGCCAGGCCGGGCTCGGAGGCCGCCAGGGCCAGTTCTTCCACCATCATCGATCCTCCACGCGAACCACAAGGGTTCGTTCATCATTGCGGCCATCGGAAAGCCGGACGTGGTTGGAGATGCGGTACACGCGGCCGATCCGGCCG